TGTATCGTATATCCAAACTATTCACAGGTAAAAACCGATTCAACTGTGAGGCTCTGTAGGGAGGGTCAACCCTGTATCTGTCGTTTAATTTAAGGAACCGACAGCCTAAAGCCCAAACATTGTTTGCGACATTAAGAAAGGAGTTGGTGTGGACGCTGCAAGACTGTGCAGCTATACTGGCCTTTCTTCTTCTTCGCACAAGAAGTATACGCTCCATCAGTGAGCAATGTAAAGCCCCCGTAAAAGGGGGTTTTCTTTTAACTATCTCTCGTTTCTAGCTTAATAAATTCACTTGGTTCAATCTTAAATATCTCACACAGCCTTAATAGCGTGTAATACTTCATATCTGGCATCATTCGCAGTCTGGACGCTACCTGCGGGGATGTCATAAGCTTTTCAGCCAATCTAGCGGTGTTAATGTCATACTTTACTTGAGCTATTTTTAGGCATCTGCCTAGATTTGGTTTTGTCATTTTCCTGTCCTATGGTAATCTAATGGAGCAAGGTATTCCCCTGCTTTGCACTCTCCTAGTTTCCCCCCTGAAAGGGGGGGTTTTTAGATCAAAATGGTAGGTCGTCGTCTACATCAAACCCAGCATTAGACGGAGCTTGAGGAGCTTGAGCAGGCTGTTGAGCTTGAGCCTGACCACCGTCAGTATAGAAAACTTTACAGTTACCTAGTATTGGGGTTTTTTCTGCACCCGCATCCCGCTCTTCTTTGCTTAACTCTTGTGCAATAAAGCCATGCTTACCATATTTATCTTCTACTGCGGTGTCGATAAAAGTAGTCAGGTCAAGAAACAATTTTCGCTCTTGAGTATTTGGGTTAATCCACTCGCGCAGTCGTGACTTATCCATCTTTAAAACGTCAATATTAATTCCGATACCTAATTTCATTTGTATTGCTCCACTTGGTTTTTAATTTCAATTACGGCGGCTTCAACTTCAACTGCCAACTTCGCTATAAACGCATCGTCACGCGGAACCCGCACAAGGACATGCTTCATCTTAGGGTGATAGGCAAATGCATCCCACCAGTCCCTTTTAGTAACCCACATACAGCCCTGTATCTGCTGGTAGTAAGCTTTAACTAACTCTTCATTGTCTTGGTAATACTTCATCATCGTAGTAGCTGCTGGGCATTTAATCTCTATCCCGCCATCAGTCCCAATCAGGCCATCGGGGGAGCAGCCATACTCAAAGTCGGTGTTTACAATAAAGCCAACCTCAAGAACATCGTTACCCGAAATAAACTCGTAGGCTTCTCTGGCTTCAGGTTCAAGCTCAGTGCCTCTAACCATGTGCTCATTAGTGTAAAACGCCTCAGACTCGCCAGAAAGGCTCTCTCCCGCCAGTTTGTTAATGTATCCACCGGCCTGAGTAGATGGCTTGCCCTTAGTCGTAATAAGTTTAGAGAACATGCTTGCTGATGGACGGCCCAAACGTGCAGCCAACCACTCATCACTTCCCTGCTCCATATCCAAGATAATCATTTGATCTTACTCCGCAAAGCTGACACTGCGCGTTCGTAATGTTGCACTTGCATCTGGTCAACAGTAGAGCATTTAAATACCTTACAGAACTTCTCAACGTCACTTTCGGTTACTTCCAGCAGCTCTTTAACTGATTCTGCCTGCTCTGATGTAATCTTGCGGGTAATGTCCTCACCACGCATCATTGCAGCTTCTGCATCGTCATCTGCGGTAGGAATTCCTGCCATTGACTGTAAGGCATAGCGTCTTGCATAGGTAATAGCAGAGCCAGCAGCTTGAGGGTCACGCTTAGTCATCGGTAAAACGTATTCTTGCTGCAACCACTGACCAGAAGTGTGCATAAGCATGGTAACAACCCCTACGCATGACTCATCGTTGATTGGAAACTGGGTATAACTTAGCCCATTGTCCGAAAAAGGCTGCTTAATAGCCTTAATGATCGAGGTAAGGTCGGCATAGTTGGATTTAAAGAAAGGATTAGCCGAATCTTTGACTGCTCCCCCCATTTGTGCTTGAGCTTTGCATAGTGCAGAAGCTAACTCGTTAATTTCACTGCTTGAATTCATCGTATTTCCCCTAGTAATTGTTCCATTTCATATCGGGCAGCATAGCCCCTATCGTAATCGTTACCTTTCCCATCTTCATGCGCTACACCATCAAGGCAGTCTTTCTCGCCTCTTAGGAACATACCCGCATTTAGCTTTGGGATGTTTGCAACATGTTTGTCAAACGCTTCTTGTATGTTCATTACTTTCCTTCCCTTTGTTTTTTAATATGAGCACATTAAACATTATTTTTAATACATTAACAACTTAAATTTACTAACCCGTACACTTATTTTGAATCACGCAACCCGTACACTTGTAAAATGGCGCAACCCGTACACTTTGGAAAAACCCGTACGCTAACCCGTACACCTAGAAAATTACGCAACCCGTACACCTGATGACGCAACCCGTACACCTGCCCAAATCGGCCAGAATGTCGAAATTTCCCAGAAAATGGCCCGAAATCCAGGCAAAGTGGGACTTGCACCCAAAAATAGCCCGAAAATCCAGGGAAAGTGGGGTTTTTGCCCATTTGGGCGATTTACTTTTGTCCGCATTTGGGCCAAATCTCATTTTTGTAAATAAGAATCATTCGCATTTGGCGCTAAAAATTGAAGTCATAAAACCGGCGCGGTTTTTCGGATAGTTGGAACCGCTCCCCGTTTGCAGATTTCCAACCTTTAGACCCTAGCCGAATGCGGAACACTCTGCCCGCCGGATTGCTGGAAATAGCCCATTGCTGGCGGTTCTGGTTGGCACAATGCCCAAAAAAGCCACCGGCCTCGAATCCTAAGATCAATAGACAGATCCCTTTCGGATAGCATAGGGCGGATTTCTAGGCATTTAGGGGATATGGTGCGCGTTATTTCATGGGGGTGGATATCGGTATGACTATATAGGTTTGCGTATTTCATCGCGTAGATTCCTTTTTTAGTCTATGCCTAGTCTCTTCCATGTAAATGCGAACCTGTTCCGACTTGTCGCAATCGTTGCAAGTTGCGCTTTCGGTCTCTATATAAAACCCCATCGGTTTTGTGCATTTAGAGCATTTAACTATAATGTGTTTTTTCCAATTGCCGGTATCCATAATATTTCCTTTTGTTGGTTTCACGCAAAAAACCCCAATTAAGGGGCGCGCGCGGTTTTGCATGGGGTTTATTTGGGTCGGTGGCGGCCTTTGTTGTGCTGATTGTTGATCCGTTCCAGTGCCAGCATTAAAATCCGGTTATTCTCTTTTGCCTGCTCTTTTGCGGTCTCTAATTCATGGGCGGACATTGGCAAATAGTCCTCTGGATTGTCCTCGAATCTATCTTCAGGCTCGCAGATTCGGTCTAGAAAGCGAGTAAATGAGCGGTATTCTTCAGGTGGGTCGGTACGATTTGGATCTTCACAGTGTGAATACATGGCTATAACTCCAATGTTTGGGTTAAAGAAATAATCTCTCCATAGGCGGATTTTAAATCGTCATAATGATCGTTTAAAAGTGCCGCAGTAGTCTCTGACATACAGTCCCAGCTATTTAAATCGCCCATAATTTCATCAATGGCATTTTCTAGCAGGGCAATTACTAAGCGCCCCGTTTTGTTGGTTATCTGGTTATTTTCGGCGCGGTAATAATCGACAATCGATGAAAGCCGGACTACCTCAGCCCTTAATTCTGGCATGGTTACAGCATTAAATTGATTTTTATTGATCATGGTTTACTCCCTAGTTTTTAAGATTAGACACCCGCTAGGAGTGTTTCGGCCTTCTGGCCTCTTCAGTAATCTATAGTTTTTGAATGCTTAGGCCTTGCCCCATTATCTCAATAGTGAAATCAATGTTAGAGGTTAGCGCATCGATATAGGTGTTAAATTCTTTTATATTGCCCCATCCGCCATTTTCTCTAATAATGCGCCTAGCGTCTGACCAATTGTTCGAGGTTGCGACCCCGTAATCCTTGGAAATTGTCGCGCCTTTTCTGTTACCGAATAAAACCACCGAATAAAATTGCATTATTCTCCCCCCATTAAAATTGCCTTTAGTTGCTTTACAGTTTTGCCGGTCATAGCCGACAATTCCGCCAAAGTGATATTTGAACCGTCAAAATAAGCTTTTATGTCATCGTTTGTCATGGTTTGCGCCTTATATGCTGATAGATTTGATTAAGTTTGTCTTAAATCTGGCCTTTCTTGCGCCGTGTACTGTTATCGCAATATTCTTGCTAGTACCATCGCAAAGCATGCAATCTATGCAATTTAAGCCCTTAGAATCGGCTAGGCACTCCAATTCGCTTGGTGCTAAAGCATCGCCAGCCATAGCAACGCGAAAGGTTTTGCCACCCAATTTCTGATACTTTTCGGCCTGTTTTGGGCTATCGGCTGATACCTGACATAATCCGAAATACCGGCTATCGAAATTTTTGTGATCGGCTTGGTGCGTGTATCCAGTATGGCCAGAACCAAGATCAGCTATTGATTGCATTACACCAAAAGGAACGGCAGCGGGGTCTCCATACGCGCCTAATCTGATTTTGCGGCCTTCAAAATAGCGTGAATGATCATCGAAATTAAACTCTGGATAAATGCCGCGTTTATATCCAGCAAATGCCGCTCTTGGTGCATGTCCTAGATTGACATAGCACGCGCCGCCACCCTTACCACTTGTCGCTTCATAGTGCCTATGGACGCAATTACCGCAAACTGATTCATCTAAACCAGATTTGCTGGCCTCAATTGGTGATTGATCGGCTGATATAATCCAAGTTTGAACCATGTTGCCAGTTTTAGCATTGCTGGACTCCATTGTCGCTATGACTAGGATAGGATCGCCGTTTAACATGCTTGGGCCGGAATACATTACAAAGCCCCTCGCTATTGATTTGGTGGCCTTGTTTGGCTTGGTTGATAGGTAACGCATTATTTAACTCCCAAAATTAGCAAGGTAAAAAGGAAAGCCAACCCGGCGCAAATAATGCCGGTCTCTATGTTGATTCGCTTAATTTCGCGCTTATTCATGGCTTTATCTGCTAGATACTTAATCGCCGCCTTTTCGGTAACTTGGTTTAAATAATCGTCTTTCACTTTGTAGTTAGTCATTAGTTCGCCCCCATTTGGCAGTCATAGCCATAATGCGCGGTATATTGGTTATCAATGTTTTGACGTTCGCGGATTGGCAATTCAGTAAATAGGTCATAACAACGTTGGAAGGTTTTGTCCGTTTGGCGTTCTTTCTTATTCTCTAAGCGGTCTATTTGCTTATCAGTTTCCGCGCTATCTAATTGCTTATCGAATGATTCGGTAAGATCAACATGTTTACGGTCTGCTATTAGGTACTTATTAACAGCCTTTTGATGCACTGGATTGATTGCTTTAATGTTAGGTAATGTCATTGGTAAACCCCTTGATTAATGATCGGAAAGGTAAGGCCCTTTCTATGAATAGGATTGTACCAAATAAACCAATATAAAAACAATATTATATTGATATATAAGCTAAAAAAATCGAGTCTGGTTGGATTAGCATTGTGTTATTGATAGTTTATTCT